CTGATGGAGTTCTTATAGTTGATGATTCAGAAGATAATAGTGGAACTAAGATTAGCAACGTTCGTATGCTTAATGCTAATATGGGTCAATATATTACTGAGCTAACTAATCTTATTGATACTATTAAACAAGCTGCATTTGATGCTGTAGATATGAACGCACAAAGATATGGACAAATTGCTCAGTCTGCTGGTGCTACTACAACACAAAATGCAATTACTCAATCATCTATGGGTAGTGTTATTCTTACAGCGGTGTTTGATGAGTTCCGTAAGACTGATTATCAGGATGATATGGATATGGCTAAGTTTGCATATATTGATGGACTTCAAGCTTCATTTACCGATCCATATAATGAAAAACGTCATTATTTAAGTCTTGATGTTAATTCATATGTAAATGCTGATTATTCTGTTACTTGTCGTAATGATGCTAAAGAAGTTGATAAACTCCAACAACTTAGACAATGGGCATTTAGTGCAGCACAAAATGGAGACCTTGATATGGCAATAGCTGCTATTACAGGTGACAATGTTGCTAAGATTAAAGACCTTGTTAATAAGTTTATGGCTATTAAGCGACAACATGAAAATGACCTTAAACAAGCAGACCAACAATTAGAGCAGATGAAGTTGCAAGATGAGATACAAAAGATACAAGCTCAAGGTGAAGAAGATAGAAAGACAGAGCAACTTAAATATCAGTACGAAATGCAACTTAAATACATGGATGTTGATATGTCTAATCTTGCTGCTAGTCAAGACAATTCAGAAGAGAATCGTAATCGTCAAGCTATGATTGCTGAAAATAATAAGATGACAGCTGAAGCAAATCGTAATCAAATTGCAAGAGAACAGATGCAAGTTGATACATACAATAAAGCTGCTGATAGACAAGTTAAACGAGAGCAAATTGCTGCTCAAATTCAAATAGCTAAGACTAATAAGAATAAATACGATAAGTAATCATATTGATAATACGTATGCCGTCAATGTTTGTGAAAATGTTGGCGGTTTTATTGTGCCTATTGATGACACTCACTAGCTAATAATTTTGAATTTAAGCCCTTAAAATTCTTTTGCCTATTAACTATATCAATTCAAATTTAAAACTCAATGTGCTTAAATCTAGCCATGTCTATGCCAATTTTCGACTAACAGAAGCCTATCATCAGAATCATTCTTATATGATGCAAGATATAATAAAAGTACTATTGCAGCATTAAGATATTGACTGCTTAAACTCATAATATTATTCATATAAAACAATACATTATTATATATAATGTGTAATATGATGCAATTCAATTTATTATATTTGCAGTGTTAAATGTAAAGTTATAATTGTAACAATTTAAAGTATTAATACTATGGCTCTTGATATAAGCAATATTAGTTTTGAAGGAAACAGTAATGCTAGCACTAATGCTAATGCTTCCACTAATCAAAATGATAATCAAGATGTTTCTCATCTTGACGGAAATGGCGGTGACAATCATAATCTTGATACTAAAGATAGTCAGACGCCAAATAATCAGCAAGGTAATGCTGACCAAAATAATAATAAAGACGGTGGTCAAGGAGCAACTGGATTCCATGATGCTACTAAAGGTGGTGATAATTTAGATGGCAATGGTGGAGACAAAGGTGGCTCAACACAATCCTCTTCTACAGGGGGGCTCGATGCTGGTACTCAGCTTGATATTGATGGTAAGCCTTATACTGTAGATGCTAAAGGAAACATTGTAGATGATAAGGGAAACGTATTTAAACAAGCTAGTGAAGTTAATGATTGGCTTAAGACTGTACAAACTAGCAATGGTGATGAAGAACCTGATGATAAGGAAATTACAGTAGCATCTATTCAGAAAGCTCTTGGTGTAGAGATTACTGATGAGAATGGTAATCCTACTGAATTTACAAATGATGCTGCTGGTGTTAAGTCTTATGTTGAAGATGTTATTAATCTTAAATCAGCTGAACTTCAACAAGCTGCTGTTAATAAAGTATTTAATGATAATCCTCTTCTTAAACAGTTTGCTGATTATCTTGTTGTAAATAATGGTAATCCTTATGGCTTTGGACAGCTTCCAGACCGTTCTACTATAGAGCTTGATAAAACTAATGAAACTCAGCAAGAAGCTATTATTCGTATGGCTGCTCAAGAATTTGGTAATAAGGCAGTTAATGATAACTATATTAGCTATCTTAAGCAAACTGGTGGTCTATATGATGAGGCTAAAGTACAACTTGCTAATCTTGTTGAGAAAGATAATAATCTTCGTAAACAACTTGAAACTGAAGCTGAACAGCGTCGTGCTCAAGAAGAACAAGAGATTGACAAATATTGGAATAATGTAAATAATGTCATTGATAGTGGCATAGTAGGTGGATATAAACTTCCCGAAAGTTTCGTGAAAGAAGTTAATGGAACTAAAGTTACACTTAATAGAAAAGACTTTTTCAATTATCTAAGTAAACCTGCTGTTACAGATGAACAAGGTAATACGATGACAGGTTATCAACGTGACCTTGCTAATCTTTCTGATGAAGATGCCCTTGCCAAAGAAATGCTTGATGCTTGGCTTATGTTTACTGGTGGTACATATAAAGACTTAATCAATATGGCAGTTAAAGAAGATAATGTTCGTAAGCTAAAGATTATGTCTGAAAAACAACGTAATGCTAAGAGTATCAAAATTGTTACTAAGCGTACTGGCAAGACAGATATTAATGACCTTATGTTATCTTAATAAGTAACAATTTAATTAATAGTTAAAAGTATGTATAAACTTAGGGAAGTTTCTCGTGGTAATTATGATGACCGTGGTTATTCTAATGAAGAGACCATTGCTCATCTTATGATGGAGAAGCCTGAGGATATTAATGGTGTTCTTACCTATACTTATGGTATGGATGATGACCGTTTTCCTCTTACATTTCTGACTGAGGGTCAAGGTAAGACTGGTACTGTTGATATTAGTAAGGTTGAGTGGGATTGGAAGACTATGGGTCGTATGAAGTTTAACGACTATGTTCTTTATTTCAATACCGCTAATACTACTCCTGGTAAGGGTGGTGCTATGTTTGAGGTTGAGTTTGCTACTCACTGGCTTATTGAGCAATATGGTTTGATTGCTCCTGATGGTCGTACTCAAGTTCGTATTATGAAAGACCTTGGTGCTGGAGCACATGGTGGTTATCTTTATCGTTTGAAGATGACAACTCCTAATGCCAATGCTTTTGTAGACCTTGAGAACCTTAAAGTTGGTAAGTATTGGAGTATGACTGCTCCTACTATTTCAGAGTCTTATTCTAAGGGCAACCGTAGTAATGTTATGGGACCTGGTAAGATGAAGTCTCAACTTGAGTTCCACCGTTATAGTAAAGAGATTGCTGGTAATCTTGCTAATACAGTAGTTGAATATGAGTTCCAAACAAAGAGTGGTGGTACTACTAATCTTTGGATTAATGAGGAAATGCGTCAATATGATATTCAATGTCGTATTATGGATGAAGAGCGTCTTTGGCTTGCTGAATACAATCGTAATGAGCAAGGTGAAGTTACTCTTATTGACCCTGATAATGGTCTGCCTATTCCTCATACTGCTGGTATGATGCAGATTTGCCGTGAGAATAACTATGATACTTATGGTGAGGTTCTGCCTCTGAGTAAGATTGAGCGTACTGTTGGTGACCTTCTTGATAAAGATACTGATACTGGTCAGATGGAAGTTGTTCTGTTTGGTGGTAAGGGCTTTATTCAAGACTTTGATTTGGCTATTCGTAATGATGCTCGTTCTGAGGGATTTGCTACTCCTCTTGGTGATAAGATGATTGAGGACTTTAATGGTGGTCTTTCTTATGGTAAATACTTCCGTCGTTATAAGACTGTTGATGGTCATATTATTACTGTAGAGCATTTGCCGTTCCTCGATACAGGTACTATTGCAGAGAATGCTCGTTCTAATGGTATGATTCATCCTCGTACTGGTCTGCCTATTACATCTCACCAATGCTTTATGCTTGATTTCTCTTCTTATAAGGGAATCCGTAATATTCGTAAGGTTCGTCAAAAGGGTCAAATCTATAAGATTGGTATTCTTAAAGGTCTTACTGATATTCCTGCTTCTTGGGGTGCTGTTCCTAATAACGCTATTTCTACTGAAATAGATATGA